AGTAGATAAGATGACTGAAGAAGAAGCAATTGAATATTTAATTATGAAAGACATACCAGAACACGTATGGAAAGATTATGATAAGTCCAATCGTAGAAGACTTATTATTTGTAAAAAACAAAATCTCCCAGGTCATAGAACATGGCGTAATTCGTGGAAGATTAATCAAGAGCTAGTAGCATAAGGAGAGAGAAATGACTACAATGATTCAAGACAAAAATGGTGTGATTGCTGCAGCACCTTCATCTGTACCAGACAGGCATTTTAGAAATGCATGGGTATTTGATGATGATAAAGCAGCTATCACTGAAGATATAGCTGAGGCTAAAAAAATATTTCAAGATAAGATAAGAGAAGTCAGAGGACCTCTTTTAGATGCAGAAGATGTTGTATACATGAAAGCACTAGAAGCCGATGATGCAACTGCAAAAGCAGCAAGCGTGGCTAAGAAGAAAAAGCTTAGAGATGCTCCGGCGGCAAGTGCTATCACAAGCGCAGATACAATCGATAAGTTAAAAGCCGCATGGGACAGTGATGTTTTAGGAGCGAGTCCTTATAAATAGAATAAAATAAGGATTCAACCATGGCAGTTCCTAATTCACGTGCAACGTTAATAGACTATTGCAAAAGACGCTTAGGCGATCCTGTAATAGAGATAAATGTAGATGAAGATCAACTCGAAGATAGGGTTGACGAAGCATTACAGTATTATCAAGAGTATCATTCAGATGCCACAGTGCGTACTTACTTAAAGCATGAAGTTACTGCAACTGATGTATCTAATGAATACATACCAATATCGTCAGATATATTGTTTATATCAAAACTACTTCCTTTAACTAGCTCTTTTAACACAAGTAGAAACTTTTTTGATATTAAATACCAAATGATGTTAAATGATATTGCTGACTTAATGAATTTTGCAGGTGACTTAGCTTATTACGAACAAATGCAACAATATCTGTCATTACTCGATATAAAACTTAATGGACATCCACAAACACAATTTTCAAGAAGACAAAATAGACTATATATTTTCGGCGATTTTGCAGATAAAGATATTAAAGCTGGTGATTTTTTAGTGGCTGAGGTCTACACTAAAGTAGATCCAAGTACACACACTTCTGTATTCAATGATATGTTTGTTAAGGAATACACTACTGCACTTATAAAACAACAGTGGGGTATGAACTTAATTAAGTTTGAAGGTATGCAATTGCCGGGAGGAGTCATTTTAAATGGAAGACAAATATATGATGATGCTACAGGAGAGATCGAAAGATTAAGAGAAAGCATGAGATTAGAACAAGAACTTCCACCAGACTTTTTCGTAGGATGATATGGCAACTAACTTATATTTCAGTCAAAAGGTAAAGTCCGAACAGAACCTATACGAAGATATTGTAATAGAATCTCTTAAAATGTATGGGCAAGACGTGTTCTATTTGCCAAGAGATATCGTTAATGAAGACAGAATTCTCGGCGATGATCCAGAGTCGAGCTTTAATTCATCACATGCAATAGAAATGTACATCGAAAACACCGAAGGTTTTGAAGGTGAAGGCGATTTATTCACTAGGTTTGGTGTAGAAATAAGAGATGAAGCAACATTTGTTGTATCGAGAAAAAGATGGGAACAAACTGTTCAAAGGTATGACAATGAAATAACATCTACAAGGCCGTCTGAAGGCGACTTGATTTATTTACCTTTATCAAAATCTTTATTTCAAATATCTCATGTAGAACATGAGATGCCTTTTTATCAATTAAGTAATTTACCTGTTTATAAAATGAGATGTCAGTTGTTTGAATACACTGGAGAAAATTTAGATACAGGTGTTGATACTATAGACGAAATTGAAAAGAAATACGCGTACAAATATATACTTACACTCACAAATACTCGTGATAGTGCAGAAGCAAGTGTAACAGTTACTGGTGGACAAATTACAGCAGTTGCGATAGTAGATAGTGGTAGTAATTACTTTGCAGCTCCAGCAGTAAGCATAGTAGACTCGTCTGGTGTTGGTGCAGCTATATCTTCAACCGTTGATAGTAATAGTGGTGAAATTACCAGTCTTACTATTACTAACCCAGGAACCGGTTACACAAGTAGTCCAACAATTACATTTGGTTCACCGGCACCAACTACGTTTCAGATTGGTGAAACTATTACAAGCCAGAGCGGGTCTACATTAATGAGAGCTGAGGTCGTTAAATATTCAGACTCTGATGATAAGCTTCATTTAATACACGCAGGAGCAGATGACGGCAAGTATCATACATTTGCAGCAGGTAAAAAAGTTATAGGCCTGAAATCTGGAGCAGGTGGAGTTATTAATCTAGTAGTAGAAGATAATCAACTTTCTCAAAATGAACAGAACACTGATTTTAGTACAGGTACAGATTTCATAGACTTTTCAGAAAATAACCCATTTGGAGATGCGAGTAACAACTAATGTTTGGTGGACACTTTTATCACGAAAAAACTAAAAAGGCTGTTGCTTTATTCGGCAGACTGTTTAATAATATATATGTGATTCGAAAGAATTCATCAGGTGCAGTGATAAGTCAAATTAAAGTTCCATTATCTTATGCACCAAAACAAAAATATCTTGAAAGAGTTAGAGAAAATCCAAATTTAAATGATGATACTTCTGTTGCAATAAAACTACCAAGAATGTCATTTGAAATAACATCTATAGCATACGATGCATCTAGGCAATTGGCAAAGTTATCTACATTTAATACCACTGCATCTGATGCAAATGTAAATAAAAGACAAAAGTTTTTTACACCGGTTCCTTACTCAATAAACTTTCAGTTGAATGCATACGCTAAATCACAAGATGATGCATTGCAGATAGTAGAGCAAATACTGCCTACATTCAATCCACAGTATTCTATAACTATTAAACCTTTTGGCACTGAATATCCTACTCTCGTAGAAGATATACCCGTTATAATACAAGGCGTTTCATTCAGCGATGATTTTGAAGGTGCGATGGAACAAAGACGAACAATAATATATAGCATGGACTTTGAGATGAAGATAAGTTATCACGGTCCAATTGCTGACACCAATGTTATTCGTAGTAGTATTGCTTCATTATTTGATATAAATGCAGGGCTCAGCGATTCTGACGTTGGTCTTGAAACAATAACAGTAACACCTAATCCTACCAGCGTAATTGGTTTGGCTGACAGCGATTTCGGGTTTACAACAACCATAGTGGATAGTGCATAATGTATGAGTACAGATGTAAGGTAGTTAAAATAATAGACGGTGATACTGTAGACGTAGATATAGATTTAGGTTTCGGTGTTTGGATGCATAAAGAAAGAGTTAGATTATATGGAATAGATACTCCAGAATCAAGAACTCGTGACTTAGAAGAAAAAAAGTATGGACTCGCTGCAAAAGCATTTTTAACTGGAATGCTAGATGATCCTGCAGGTATAATACTTAAAACACACAAAGATGCTACAGGAAAGTTCGGTAGAATATTAGGCGAATTATGGAGAACTACAGACTACGCTGATCAATCAATAAATGATTACATGGTAGAAAAACATCATGCTGCGGCATATATGGGACAATCTAAAACTCACATTGAAGAGCAACACTTAAAAAATCGTAAACTGGTGAATTTAAATGAAGAGTGATACAAGCAAATTCTTTCCTCCTGAAGAAAAGAATGTTGATAATGATTATAAGTATTCAAGAGATACATATTATGAATTAGTGGAAAAAGGAAAACAAAGTCTTGAGCTCATGATTGAAGTTGCAAGAGAGAGCGAACATCCACGTGCATTTGAAGTTCTATCTGGAATGATTAAAAACATTTCTGACGTTAATGATAGGCTTATGGATCTAAATAAAAAGAAAAAAGATTTAGACAGAAAAGAAGAAATAAAAAATATTGCAAATACTACAAACAATTTATTTGTTGGGTCAACCGCTGAATTACAAAAAATACTTAAGAATGATACGGACCTAGTAGATGTCACGCCAAAACCTAAATGAAAATTACCTAGGCAATCCTAATATTAAAAAAGATGGTATCGTTCAAAATTGGACGGAAGACCAAGTACGCGAGTATGCGAAGTGCATGAAAAGTCCTGTGTACTTTGTAGAAAAATATGCAAAGATAATTTCGCTTGATAAAGGTTTAGTTCCATTTGAATTATATCCGTATCAAGCTAAAATGTTCAATCAGTTTGAAAAAAATAGATTTAATGTTGTTTTAGCATGTAGACAATCTGGTAAATCTATATCTGCGTGCGGGTATTTATTGTGGTTTGCTTTATTTCAACCAGAAAAAACAATTGCTGTATTAGCTAACAAAGGTGCAACTGCTCGTGAGATGTTAGCAAGAATAACCATAATGCTTGAAAACATACCTTTCTTTCTTCAACCCGGTTGTAAAGCTTTAAATAAATCTAATATTGATTTTAGTAATAACAGCAGAATTATTGCAGCTGCGACATCAGGACAATCAATAAGAGGTTTATCAGTTAACTTATTATACTTAGATGAATTTGCATTTGTTGAAAGAGCTGCAGAGTTCTATACATCTACATATCCAGTTATATCATCAGGTACAGATACAAAAATTATAGTTACATCTACTGCAAATGGTATCGGTAATACGTTTCATAAGATATGGGAAGGCGCTGTACAAGGTGTAAACGAATATAGTTATTTTAGAGTTGACTGGCACGATGTACCCGGCCGTGATGAAAAATGGAAAGAAGAAACAATAAACAATACTTCTCAAATACAGTTTGATCAGGAGTTTGGTAATACATTTTTTGGAACAGGCGATACTCTTATTAATGCTCAAACCTTATTAGATTTAAGAGCATCTTATCCAGTTCGAAAGTTAGAAGGTGGGGACATATTAATATATAAAGAACCTATTAAAGGCCATGACTATATTTTAGTGGCAGATGTATCAAAGGGAAGAGGACAGGACTACTCTTCTTTTTCCTTAATCGATATTAGCGCTCGCCCGTTTGAACAGGTTGCTGTGTACCGCAATAACACTATATCTCCATTACTCTTCCCTAATATTATATATAAGTACGCAAATGTCTACAACAAAGCTTATTGCATTATTGAATCAAATGATCAAGGTTCAGTTGTTTGCAATGGTTTATATTATGATTTAGAATATGAGAACATGCATGTTGAATCGGCAGTTAAAGCAAATGCGATTGGAATTGAAATTAATCGTAAGTCTAAAAGGTT